CCTTCTTCGGCTGAACAGGAACGAACGAATACTCAGCTGCGAGCGCATCCGAGCCGTCAGACGACACAGGCGGAACGCCCGCGCTCCCGCCTGTTCGATTGAACATTGACAGCAGGAACTGCCACCATACGATGGAAAGGCGCCCGTTCTTATCGACAAACGGCGCCCCGACGTCGGGAATGTTGGATTGATTGCTCATGTTCTGGCCGGCGATGCGTCGACGAATGCGCCATTCAATGCGGTCTTGACTGGCGCGGACCATGAGAGCTCAAACACGCGGTCACGCGCATACCCGAGACGTTGGAACTGGATCGACGTCAGCGTTTCGCCCGTCGCGCCCATGCTCGCCTCTACCGCGTTACCCCAACTGGCGCCGCGGTCGTCACTCCACCGCAGCCAAACCTTCGGCGGGCGCGTGTCCGTGACTGGAACCGCCTGCTCTGAAACTAGGTTATTCACCAGATCGGCCGTGAACATGTCGCTTCCGTTCGCGTCGACATTCGATAGCTGGTAGTTCGTGAGCGTGCCGGGCGTGTAGATATTCCCGACCTCCATATCGGCGACGAATTGCCGGAACAACACGCGATTTCCGTCCTTGCCGGCGATGTGCGGGAAGCTGCGAATGCGAATGATCGGCGCGCCGTTGTCCGTGTAGGCGTTCGGATCGAGCGCGTACACAGCGCCCGTTTGCCAGTCGCCAACAAGGTTCTTGCTTCCGTTGAACGAATGGCAGTTCATGCGATGACGACTCAGCGAGCCGTCCGCTTCCAGATACGCGCGCTGATGCCACATGCCCGTCGTGACGTCGAAACACCACGTCTTATTGGCGGTCGGAAAGGTCAGCACATAGAATGCGTGCCCTTCCTGCATGTACGAGAAGCCGATTGCATCGTCAATCCGGCTGTAGGTGCTGAATTCGTGCGCGATAGCAGGAGTCGAAATTGACTCAGCCGAATAGTTGCGGCCTGCAAAAACGACGTTTTGCCCTTGCTTGTCGCGACCGAGCCAGAACAGCGCAAGATCGATCTTTGCCACCGAGTGCTTCGCCGCGCATCCGTGCTCAATGAACACACCAGGCATGCGGCCAAACGTGAAGTCGGAAGCGCCAGTGTTGTACCAAACTTCGGTCGTCTGCGAGCCGAACAGCCACACTTCCCGGTGCATCACCGCGGCAGTTACGAGCGGATCGGAGTAGGTCGACTTCGAAGCGATGTCGAGCGAATCGAACGTGATTCCGTTGAACAGCGATATGTAAAACTGCTGCGTGTCGGGTCGATTGAAGACGAAATAGCCATCGACATAATCAACCTTGTCGGAGCCGTAGAACGCTGCGTCAGTAACGCGCGTCATCGTGTTGCCGGAGAGGTCAATCGTATAGCCAACGCTGCTGCCGTCGACGACGAACGCGCTTTCACGGTTATCAGCCATCGACACTGGCCCGATCTCCGTCGTCAGCGAACCGAGAAGGTTGTATGTCAGGTTCGCATCGACGTAATAGACGCTTCCGCCAACCACGTCGTAGCGGTTGCCATTGCTGGCAGTGTAGATGCAGCGGCATTCGCCCGCAGTCGGCGGCGTCGAGACGAGCGTCAGTCCCGGCGTCGGGTAATGCGTCGTTGGAGCTGGCGCGTCGGTCGGATTACCCTCTGCGTACAGGTTCACGCACCGCTGCGCGTTCGCGATGATGCTTTTCGCGGCGTATGCACCGCCAGTCAGAGGGATTCGCATCAGTAGGGTCGGTCTGCGTAGATGTTGTAACGTTGCTTCGAGCCGAGTCCGCGCGGCATCGTCATTGCTTGGATCGCGAGGTTCATGCGCTTGACGATGCGCTTCGCATTGATCGCAAGGCCGATCAGCGTGCGCGTCGGGTCGATCTGATACGACGGCGCGAGATAAAGCGCCAGGTTGTAACGGATCGCTGCGATGTACTCGGGCGGCAGATTGACGACCGTCGCCGGCGTCGCAAACTGCGGCAGCGCTTCCATCGTCACGATGTGAAGCTGAAACGTGTTATTCGGAACCGGATAGAAAATCAGGTTGCCGAGCGGGAATGCCGGGTCGTAATACGCATACGACGGGAACGATTGCAGCGACTTCAGCGCAATTCGCGCATAGTCCTCGCGCGCGTCGATGATCGTCACCGGGTAATCGATCGGCGTTGAACTGCCCGCATTCAGCCGCGCGTATGCCGCATTGATTGCGATCGGCCGCTGAATGTTGAAGTTGCCGCCAGTGCCGACGGTGTAGGACTGCGCGCCAGTCGACGGAATGGCGGTGTCGACCAAGTGATAGACGCTCAGTCGTTCGCCCTGCCACAGACCAAGCATCATGTTCAGCGTCGCGAGCGCGTCGGCTGTGTCGTCAGCGGAAATGGCCTGCCCGATGCCGAGTGCGCCAATGTCCTTCAGCGCGAGCGTGATCAAATCCACTGCTGTTGTCATCAGGCAGCCTCAAGTGCTGCGCGGATCTTGTCATCAGACCAGCGCTTGTCGATTTTCACGCCCTTTTCAGCGGCGATCTGGATCAGTGCTTCGCGCTCGTCCTCGCTATCGGAGCCGAGCAGCGCAGCTTCTTCTTCAGCCGATTGCACAAGCTGGTCGCCGATCCACTTCGGATAAGCGACAAATTCGGGGGATTCTTCGCGCGGCACAGGCGGCACGTACTCGGGCGCGACCCATCCATCGCCGAGCGCGGCCTGTTCGTCGGCGCTGTTGACGATCTTCTGTGCGCCATCGGGGCCAGTGACCCATTTCGGAAACTCTTCGTATGCCATCGAGCCCTCAGAATGAAAAAACCCCTCCGAAGAGGGGTTCGATTGCTGGATCAGCGGCATGCTTACCTAATGATTTTGGTAGCCAATTCCGGGTAAATCGCGCTGTATCCATAAAGGACGTCGATTCGGCAAGGCACCGTGTCCGTGCCGATCGCGTACTGGCGGCTGATACGCATCGAAATGCCCTTGTGCATGCGGCGAGCGCCCCATGCGCCGTACTGCGCGACATCTTCCAAGTCGGCGGTCACGAGCGTGAAAGCGTCCTTGTGATAGCCGAGGTTCGCGCTGTATTGCGTCGATGCAACGACGTCCCACGTCACCACAGCCGCGTTCGCCGGGCCAGCCGAAACCGTCTGATACTGCTGGTTCGATGCCGCGGTGTTGATCGCCGGGAAGATCGCGAGCGTTGCGTTGCCCGAGCCGTCAGCCGTTGCGTCAGCCGTGACGACGAACTGGCGCAGCACGCCGGTCGTCTGACGGTTCTGCGGGTTCACGCCGAACACGCCGGCGATCGTGAACACGTCGCCCTTCTTGACCGTGGCAGCAGCGCCCAAGCCCGTCACGAGCAGCGACGAACCGGTTTGACCTGCGCCGGAAACGGTGCCGTTGGTGCGCGTGCCAGTCGTGAACACGTTCACGTTCTGATCCATGCCGATGTCGAAGCCGAGGCCGGACGGCGAGAAGATGCCCGACTCATACTGCGCGCCGACCTTGTTCGACGGGTTGAACAGGCCAGCAGCAGCCTTGACCATCGAGCCGTTCGTTGCCGGATCCCATACGACGGTGCGCTGACCATCGCGCGGCGCCGCTTCGTTATCGAGCTTGACGCCCGCATTCAGCAGAACCGAGATATCGTTCGGCGTGGTGCCGACCGTGCCGATGCTGTTTGCAACGTTGCCCGCAAGCGCGAGGCCGTCAAAATCGATCTTGTTGGCGATCGTCGCCATTGCCGGCTTGATGTAGCGGTCGGCGAACTCGTCGACAACCAGCGTCAGTTCTTGCGAGCTGAACGTGAAGTCAACGTGGAACTGAGTCGTCAGCGTGATCGGAACCGACGTTTCGTTCACGTTTTCGAGGTTCAGCGCCGGGCCGGTCGTACCGACGAAGCGGTTCGGCTTACGTGCGTTGACGGTCGAGCCGATCTTCGCGCCGCTGACAGCGAATTCCTTGCTGTATTCGCGGTTGATGCGCGAGGAGAACGTCAGGTTGTTCTCAAGAATCATCAGCGATT